AGGAATTCATTTTTGCTCAATCTAGCTGGTACATCATCTGCTCGCTCTTTTCTACCTAAATCTACAAAGCCACCAGTCTCTCTATAATCCTTTTCTTTACCACCCATATCAATCATTTCTTCTGCTACTTCAGTTTCCATGATTCCGCCTTCTTGTTTACCTTGTCTTTTGTACATACGCATAGCTGCTTGAGGGTTATAAGCATATTCATCTTCGTCTTCACTCATAAGTCCGCCAGCATAAGCTCCTACTCTTACTGGATCTCCTCCGCTTGGATAATCAAATCTATTATATCCTGCAGGGGTTGTGTATCCAGGTACTGATGATCCCGGTACTGATCCACCATTAGCCATAGCTACTTCTTGTGGCTGCTCCATGCCGGCACCCTCTGGTTGCTGTTGTTGTGCTTGCATTACTGCTTGTACGAATTCTTCAAAAGATAATGTGCCACCTTGGTTTTTATATTTTACATATTCTGCCATAAGCATTTGTTCTATTTGTTCTTGGCCTGCTTCTCCGCCATTTAATAATCCAACTCTTCCACCATCCGCTGCATAATAATTTGCATTTACGAATTGTTTACCCGGCATGAAAGCTAAAGTACTTCCTGTTGGATCTCTATAATAATTTCTTGCTTGATTTCTTATGTCGGCAATACTTGAAGGAACTTGTGTCCATGCCTCTTCAACAACATCTTCTTCTTCATCACCTTTCATTAAGAATGGTAGTGCTGTTGCTGCAAGACCTGCTCCTGCAAATAATTTTTGACCACCTGATAAACCACCCCACCAGTTACCGGCACCAGTAGCACTTTTTTTAATAAGGCTTCCTAAACCAGTCTTTCCAAATTTACCAAACCAGCCTTTACCCATACCAGCTAAACCAAATTTATTAAGACCCCATAGACCTCCACCTATTAAAGCAGCTTTACCTAATGGGCTTTTAGCTATTTTCTTAACACCACGAACAGCTTTCTTAACTAACTTACCTAAAAAATAACCTTGTCTAGGGGCGTCTAAACTTCCTAAGCCACGTTGTATTTGTTGGGGTTCTTGCATTCTTGAAATTGCCATATTTTTACCTTAATCTCCTACTTTATTACGTTTTACTCATTAAATCAAGAGGTGGCATAATAACCTTTACATCTTGTGCCATGTCCTCATTCTTATAACCCTTAGTTTCCCAGTCTTTTCTTTCCTGAAAAAGCTCGCCAGTTTCCTTGTGTCTATAGGTTAATTCAACTGTTGCATTTTTTATTTCCATTAGTCAGTTTTCTCCTTCTTAATGTTTAAATAACTTATAGTAATAACTACCCCATCAGATACTGTTCCTGCTGTAGTAGCGGCCAATACTTTGCCTCCTTCTACTACCATAGGATTTGTTAGTATTTCTACACTAGCTGCTGTCGCTAATGTCTGAGTATGTATTACTTCAAAAGCATTATTAGTAATAGTTATTGTAGGAGTATTAGATCCTGATTTATTAGTAACATGTAAAGATTTAACAATAATAGTTTCGTTATCTCCTGGCTCTAATAAGTTATTACTTTCAGCCGCTGTTACAGTTTTACCATAAAATTTATATTCGTTTACTACTGCCATTATGAATCTAGAAAGAAACTTTTAGCTTCTATCTCTTGTTTAACTTCATCCTGAAATGAAGAGTTTAATTTTGTTATTACACCATCAAGGTCCCTGACCAATGATTGTAGATTAGCTCTGCTATATTCTTCTTCAGCTCTTGTTAATGATTGTACGATCTTTGCCATTATAATATACTTAGGAGCCCTCCATATCTTAAACCTACTCTTCCACCTTTAGCTAATGATCCATACTCATCCGTACCTGAACCCCAATCAGCATCACTCCAACCTTCTGAAGTTCCAGCATTAGATGAAGTAGTATCAAATTCTCCTCCTGCAGCTCCTCCACTAAAAGTTTCTTGCCATACGTCAGCACCACCACCTTTTGCTTGACCTGTAAGAATGTCTGTTACTTTAGCTTTATCAGTACGAGTACCTTTAAAATCCGTCCCCTCATCATATTCACCTAATTCTTTTTTACCTTTAATAATGTTTTTGTTTATACGTTCCCATAATTTTTTATTCTTGACTCTATCTATTGTTGCTAATTTTGCCGTGTGTTTGTCAATGTATGACTGTAAAGCTTCTTCATAATCATTTGATCCAAATAAAGAAAATACATTCTTACCTGCTAATACACTCTCCGGTCCATATTTACGTAAACCACTTGCTGGGTCTATGCCTATATGACCATCCAGACCTTCTAAATAATTTAATTGCTGTTCCCACCTTGGATTATAGTTTCTAGATTTAGGATTAAATGCACTGGTTGAAGTAGCCAGTTGGCCCAAGAAAAATGGTAGCCCTTTTACCCTTTCATATTGTGCCTTTGATCTAGTCCCAAGCGTGCCTTGTACTCTTGGTGTTCTGCTAAACAAACTACTATACCAACTTTCCTTGTCTTCATCTTCAGGAAATGAAAATCTTTCTGGTGCGGGCAACGTATGTGTCTTACCCGTGACCGAATCGACAACAGTTTTGTCACCAAAGACTTCATCGTAATTAGCTATTTCCATTATACCAGGCGGAAATTTTGCTTCAGAAATGCCGGATGTTCCGGGAACTTCATAATCAAATGTTTTAGTTGGATATTTATTAGTGCTATATAATTTAGTTAAAGTTCCTATATCTACGTTCTCTGTACCCAAGGGAAATACCCCTTGTTTATAAACAGAAGGATGCTCATATCCTTTTATGTGTATTGGAGCACCTCTCGCTTGTAGTAAATTATTAACCGAAGCTGCCTGAGTGTTTGCAACAGCATTAGGATCATAGGTTAGACCTAAAGGAACTTGTCCTGGTCCGTCTCCTCCCCCACCTTGGGCCGCCAACCATGCTTCATAGCTAGGGTAGCCTCTGTAAGGCTGAGGTACACCAGCTTGAGTAATTCCTCCCGTATTCGATGTAGATGGCGTATATGGTGTATAGTTTAAAAGAAATCTATTCATAGGCAAAAACTTTTCGCCTGCATCATATCTTTGTTGATCAACCCCAGTATAAAAAGTAGCCATTATCTTCTTCCTCCTGGATGTATATCTAATCTAAATGTACCTAACTTCCAATCTTCAGAGGAAGTAGTGTTAGCAACTTTTAAAGCAATTGATCTTGCTCTTAGTCTTGTATCTATTTTTGTTGTTGTATTAGAAGTTGAATAATTTGTAGTAGTACCAGAACTATTTGGATAGTTTCTAGTTGTAAAACTAACTTGAGTGTTTCCAGTTTGTGAAATAAAGTCAGGTATAAATCTGCTAATTCTCATTATAAATTCTCCGTCTCCTCTAAGGTCGGGCATTCCTACAATTTGTCCACCCCCTCTAGCTGCCTTTTGAGTAATGTCAAAATCACCAGAAGTAATGGTGCCTATTACAGCAGTCACTGCACCGCCTGCATTAATTTGATCGGTCCCTGTTTCCTGCTTATAGTATATAGTACTTCCGTCCGTATTACCAGTAACATCGAATGAGGCATCATCGGAAGGATTATAGTAAGTAGCATGTGGCCTATCAAAAACTGAAGAATCCTGCCACGCTGCTCTAGGTAAAGTACCAGTAGTCCATATAGGTCTTTTAACTGTTGAATCTAAATAATTATAGGTTACAACCCTGTTGACTGCATCAGAAGCAGCAGTACAATAAAACCAGCTTATCTCCCCAAATAGATTATTTAATCCACAGTTCACAAGATCTCTAGAAGTAGAATTTAAGTCGTCATAAACATGGTCCTCTACCAAACAAGGTAATGATTTTAACTGACCGTCGTAAGCAAAGAATCCGTTTTCAGACATCCAGTAAGCTGTACCATCCACCTCAATATTAGCATTCTTTCCTAATAATCCACAGTTAGTACCTACTTGTTCAAACGAGAAGGTAAAGGGTTGACCAACAAACTTCATCAGAAACAACGCAGTATCAGTCCACACATAGATCGCATCCCTACCTTTGATAGCCCCCATAATCATAGAACCATCTGCAAGTCTTTGTGTGCCTGCCGTATTGTTTGCTTTAACTGTGTATGAATCTGATTCATTAATACTCTCTTGAGAAGAAAACCTGATATACATATCATCTTGTGTAGTCTCAGACCCAATTGTAGTTTCTGTTCCAAAGAACACTAAGTGTCTATCGGGAGTAGATACTAATACATGCCTAGATTTAGTAGGAGCATTAGCTAATACAGTTGCTCTTGTAGAAACAGCACCTGCTGCCGCTGCATCCCATTCAAAACATTTCCCATTATAAATAAGTGCTATTAATTTTGTTCCATAGTTATCAAAAATCCAAAGACCTGGATCAATTGTAAAGTCAGCCGAAGATGCTTCACCCCATGCAACATAGTCTGATATGTTTGTTACTGTGTCTCCTCCACTATGTGATGCTTTTGTTGTACCATTAACTTCTCTTGCACCACCACTTAAAATATTAGTTGTTGTGTTATTGGCTGTAAAACTTATATCTTCTGATCCAATTCTAATCTCCCCAGTAGAAGGAAAAGCAGCAGAGTTGGTTAAAGGAATATCAGTTACAGCGTCATTAATACCAGAAGCTAGTGTTGTAGTTGCTGGTCCTAAAGCTGTACCACCAAATAATCCTGTTCCAAAACCATAACCACCTAATTGTTGAGAAGGCCCTACTGTATAATAACATAATACAGAAGTGCTATTTCCATCACTTGTAGTTAAAGGCGTTCCTGTTTCCTGAGTCGCCATTGTAATTGTAAAGGTTGTGGTAGTAGGGACAGAAGTCACCATAAATTTTTGGTCTTCAAAAGTAGCATTACTATAAGTTGATCCAGCAGGTACTCCTGTCACACTATCAAACATAACAATATCATTGTCAGCTAGACCATGAGATCCGGTGCATGTTACTGTAACACTTGTTGATGAAGATGTACTTGAAAATTTTGCGCCGGTTAAAGTAGTTCTAATTGGATGGATGTCATAAAAAACCCCACCTGAATAAACATATAAAATTCTATTGGTTCCTACAGCTGCGTATTTAATACCAGCGTTATCGTCCCAGTGATGAATAGCTCTAGCTGCACCAGTTAATTTATCATCACCTAGTTGAGTCCAACCACCTATTTTTTCGGGGGTACCGTATCTAAAACGAACATTGTCACCATCAAACCACTGGCCTTCAGCCCCGGTTTCTGTAACCTGTTTGTTGAATCCTGGTAAAAAACCTAATTTTTGTAACATATAACTCCATAATATTATGACTTCGTTATCGGCGGAAGTCCTAACATCGGCCTTTTGTCGAACCTGTTTTTTTCAGCAAAAGGACCATTTACATGGTTATAGTGAAGAAATACTTGTCCGCAAGTATTACCTTCAAACGGTTCTCTCCAATGCTCTAATTCACATCCACTATATACCAGCATATCGCCGACTTCAAGTAAGACTTTAGTGCCTTTGGGAGCGTTAGGTTTATGTATTTGTTTAAATTCATCTATAACTGTATCAGCCCCTGTGCCATCAATAAATATAGGCCAGGGATCTCCTCCTAAATTAAGTGTAGTAGATATTTCACAAGAAGGTCTGTCTTTATGGCGTCTTAAAATATCTCCATTTTTATATAATCTAGCGTATGAATAGGTAGGGATTAACTGTAACCCTGTTTCTTTAGCCATGACTGGAAGCATCTTTACTAATAACGTCTCCATTACGTGATCTGAATAATGAGAGTATGTGTTAGGAATTTGTTTATCGGTCCATGTACCAAGCATACCATTATCCCATGTTAAATTATTTTCATACATATATTTAACCGCATCTCTTTTTAAGAGAAAATAGTTAAAGACAAAGTAGCGAGCTCATAGCTAAGTGCACCTTTGATTACGTGATATTTATTGAAAGCCATCTTGTATAAAATTAAAAC